ATAAAAAGAAGGTGAAAGAGGTTGGTACATATGTAGGAAAGTTATTAGGACATCATTCTGTAAAAGGTAATGCCTATTCAGAGGCATTGAAGACTTATATTGATCCCTCCGTGTTTTCGGAGTGGCGTAAGAAAGGATGGTAGAAATGGCAGAACCAAAAAGGGGTAAAATACCGGAATTGTACTTTGGACAGGCGGGAGAGCGTGGGATAGATTGGAGAACTTTACCTACAGATGATGTTGACGGCGATCCCGATAAACCAACTTCTCCAGAGGTAGTGCAAATGTTGGGTTTTGACCCAGATGAATAATCTATAAAAAGGTTTAATCGTAGATCATCTAAAATTTCATTTGTCATGTCAAGAAAGGGGGTAATAAAATAAACGGTAAAACGTGAAAAATGAACGCCCTGAAACATACATTATATAATAGGAGGATACGAATATGTTTACTAAGTACATTCTTGCGGAGAAGTCAGAAATAGTCGATACTGATAGTGAGAAGTCAGTAGTCGGCTGGGGAAGTAAGCCCCAACCTGATAGGGACGGAGAGCTTATAGAGGCTTCAGCATGGGATTTGGATAACTACCGTAAGAATCCCGTTCTGTGCTTATCTCATGATTTAACGAAACCCCCAATTGGTAAGATCTTGTGGGTGAAAGCCGATCCCAATGGTCTTAAATTTAAAGCACAGTTTGCCAACACAGAGAGAGGGAAGGAAGCATACCAGTTATATAAGGATGGAATGATGACTTCTTTTTCCGTGGGATTCAGGCCGAAAAAAGATGGGTTTATTGATAACCCACAGGATGAGCAGTACAAGGGAATGAATTTGAAAAGGCTGTTCAGGTCTGTTGAGCTGTTTGAGATATCATGCGTTACCGTTCCCTCTCTCCCCTCAGCAGTAGTTGAGTGTGTAAAGTCGGGCAAGATCAAAGACCTCACATTTAAGGCTGAATTGGAAGAGATGATAGAAAAGAAGGAAGCGGAAGAAAAGCATGTTGGTGTAGTAACGTTGGATACAAAGGACTTGGAAGACTTAAATAGCGCCTTGCAGGAAATGAAAAAGAAGATTGACAAATTGGAAGCTAAGGAAAAGGCTCTTGAGGAAGAATCGAAGACTTTAGATTTTATCTCCAAACAACCTTCCGTCTATGACATTATAAATTCCTTGAGTGGTGCATTTTCTAACAAGGAAACCGCATTACCTTCCGCAGTAGAAGTAGGGATGGATAGACCTTATGTTTATGTGGTCGATCTTTACCCCACTACCTATCCCGATGGTTTTGCCATCTTCCGTGTTTCCTTTTATTCAGGTGGAGTAAACACTACCAAGACGTTCCGGCAGGGTTATACTTACGACGCAATCACAAAGAAGTCTACCCTTGTTGATGAAGCCGTTGCTGTTGAAGAGGCATGGGTGGAGAAGAAGTATGCACCGGAAAAGTTAGCGGAGATGGATGAGAACATGGGTGGAGAAGATGAGACAAATATAGGGGAAAACATTCACAGCAAACGTGCTATGATTGAAGAGCATATGTCTCATTTGACAGAACACATTGACTTTCTACAAAGTTTGTTGGATGTTGAGGAAGAAGGGAAAGATGTTGATGATGAAGATGAGGGGGAGGTAGATGATATTGAAATTGACGGTCTTGATGTCGAAGATGGTGATACTCACGTTAAGGACGATGAGATACCCATTGAGGATGAAGGGACTGTTGAAGATGATGGTGAATTAGATGAATTAGATATAAGCGAAAAGGAACTGACTGATATCATTGCCAAGACTGTGGGGACTGCTACGAAGGAACTTAACAGTATGGTGAAAGAATCGGCAGTGGAAGAGGCAAACAAACTCATGGGCAAAGCTACCATAAGCAAGTAGCGGTTCAAAACCATTAGGCTAATGCCGGAGATGGTTAGTAACTCCAATTACATTTTTAGGAGGAACTAATATGAATAAGGAACAGCTGGGTGCTATTGTTGAAGAGCAGGTAAAGTCCGCGATTCTTGCACAGGGAACAGCCCTTACGGAAGGATTGCAGGATACCATCAAGAATATCGTTCAGGATATCTTGAAGGAGAAACCCAATGTAAAGGGAATCATCACGCAGGATGATGAGCATTTGCCTAAGACGGAAGATCCGAAAGCCGGATTCAAGTTCTTTTCTGAATTTGCTATGTGCGTCAAGAATGCCGAAGTATCGAAGGGGCGTAATGTTGACAAACGGTTGGATGCGTTGGAAATCAAGGCTGCTGGTGACGGTCTGGTGGAACGGGATGCGGAATATGGCGGATACCTTATTCCCGAAGAGTTCCGTAATCAGCTGTTGGAAGTCGCCATTCAGCGTTCCAATATCATGGCTCTTGCTATGGCAATCCCGATGGCTACGAATGTTGTCAACATCCCGTACATTGCCGGTTTGGATCGTTCTTCCGGCACACTCCACGGTGGGATTGAGTTCAAGTGGCTCGATGAAGTCGGCCAGAAGACGGAGACTAAGCCAGAGTTCGGGAAGATTCAGCTTCGTTTGAAGAAGTGCGCTGGTCTTGCCTATGCATCGGATGAAATTATCGAAGATTCCCCGGTGTCTCTGGAAGCAATCCTTACCAGAATGTTCTCCGATGCTCTCGCATGGCAGATGGACAACGTGTTTATCAACGGTGCGGGTGTTGGTCGTCCTCTTGGTATTTTGAACGCCCCTTGCCTTATCCCCGTTGATAAGGAAGAAGGACAGGATGCCGATACAATCCAGTTCGAGAATATTATCAATATGTATTCTCGTATGTGGAACAAGACAGATGCAATCTGGATGGCGAATGATGACACCTTCCGTCAGTTAGCGGCTATGTCTCTGTCTGTCGGTACGGGTGGTGTTCCCGTTTGGCTGCCAGCTGGTGGTGCTTCCGGTAAGCCTTTCGATACGCTTATGGGTAAGCCTTTGGTGTTCACCGAGCATTGCCAGACTCTTGGTGATCGGGGTGACATCTTGTTCGCTGACTGGACCCAGTATCTGATCGGACAGAGGGCAGGTGCTGCTGGTGGAATGAAGTTCGCTTCTTCGATCCACTTGAAGTTCGATTACGATCAGGTCGCTTTCCGGTTTGTGTTCCGTCTTGATGGTCAACCGTGGTGGCCTACGGCATTGACAGGTCGGTACAGCTCAATTACACTGAGCCCGTTTGTTACTTTGGCAGAACGAGCTGTTGCCTAAGTAATGTTTACGAAATCTAAATAGGAGGGGGTGGAGAGAAAACCACCCCTTCCAAACCTCCCCGGCAGGACGGGATGAATCACTTTATTGTGATGGGGCATCCAACCAATGGAGGAATAAGAATATGAAGCTCATCGACAGTTGCCATTTTGCAATCGCAACGCAGATTTATGCTGCGGCTACAACGAAGTGGGATAATCAGAATTATCTCATGGGTAACGCGATCAATGTCAAGAACTATGGACACTTGTCTGTTTTGATTATCGGGGGTATTACAGCGGCAGCTACCGGATCGGTTACATTGATTTGTGCTGCGACTAAGGCTGCTTGTGTTGTTGCTGGTATAGCGGGTGGGACTTCTGCATATGTCGATCCTCTGTACTACTACGCGTGTCCTCAGTCAAGTGAGGAGAATGATACTTGGGTTAAAACTGCTGTTGCGTCTTCCACATCCATCATTGCTGCAATGGGAACTGCTGCTCATGAGAACTACATCATTGAACTTGATACGGCGAAGATGTCCCTCGCTCCGTGGATTGCTATCAATGTTGTCGGTTCTGGTTCTGCTCAGCTTTGTGGTGTGTACATTCTTTCTGCTCCTCGATACATTAACTCTGAAACGGCTCCTACAGTTCTATCTTAATAGCCCTGTGACCTAAACTGGTTTTGCCCTTCCAGTATAAATAAAGGGCAATCGAAAGGAGGAGTTATTGTGAGAGTAGTTGTAGCAAAAGGAAAAAGTTGGTTGGGACATAAAGAGGGAGCAAAGTTAAATCTAAAGGATGATTATGCAATGACACTCATTGGAAGGGGGGTGATGGAACGTTCAAAGATGCTGGTTCGCCCTGATATGGATAAGCAAGTTAGGGGTGATCAGCAACACAAGAAGTAACAATGGCAGGGGGAACGTACTATTAACAATTTAACAGTTTTACCAAGGAGGTAAAAGATTATGGCATGTGCATCAAGTGGTGGAGAAAAAGGCGGAAAGAAGAAGAAACTCACGACGAGGGCAGCCCGCGCGCTGGTCTACACTGGTGGTACTCCGAAGGAAGGACAGGTTGCTGCTCTTCCCCCCCGCCGGAGTCGTCGGTAGTCCTTAATGATGGGGGCATACAGTAGAAATATTTCTACTGTATGCCCTATAAGTGGGTGTCACCCAAGATTTAATTAAAAGACAGGAGGAATAAAATGAATTACTCGCAATCTACAAGAAAAAGAATAGCTGATCTCGTAATCGGTATGAGGGTAGATAAAGCTGCAAATGCATCCCCTCTTGTTCAGGACACACCTTTATTTCAGATAATTGGTGGTAAAGTTATGGTGACATTCCTTATAGGGGAAGTTACCACTGTAATCCAGACTACAGCTACGACTATTCGATTTCGTTTTGATGCGGATGTTGGATCGGATGCTTACCTTTCCGGTGGTTCTACCGATTTGTCTGCCGTGGCTGTTGGATCACAGATCGGGATTACGGGAACTGCTGCTGGTGAAGTTCTTGTGGGAAATGCTCTCGCTCCCGCGCAAGCACAACCCATAGTTCTATCTGAAGGATACATAGATGTAAATTATGGTGCTGCTGCAACGGGGGCAATTAAGTATTCGGTGTGGTATATTCCGTTGGAAAACGGGGCTTATATTAAAGCTGCCTAACCCATAATTTATGGTGGGGTGGTAGTGATAAACACCCCACCAAAATAAAGAAACAACCTCTGTAGATGTTGTTTTACAGAGCAACTTGGGTAGGATGACTAGATAGTCCTACCAACAGGAGGTAGCAAATGGCATATCTTCGAGTAACAGTTATTCGTAAATATATTGGTTTGTCCACCGAAGCAAAACCAACGGGAGTCCCGGTAGGTTCCGAATGTTGGGAACGGGATACTAAATACACATATATTTGTTATGATGGTACTCACTGGACAGAAAAAGACAACCCATTTACTTCTCCCTCCCCTTCTCTCAGTCCTTCTCTATCCCCGTCATTGAGTCCGTCATTATCATCAAGCTTATCACCATCATTGAGTCCAAGTGCCTCATTGTCACCAAGCTTGTCCCCGAGTAGTTCCCCATCATTATCTACAAGTGCGTCGCCAAGTTTGAGTCCATCGGCTTCGCTAAGTCCGTCAAAGTCACCGAGCTTGAGTCCGTCGGGTAGTCCGTCGCTCAGTCCGAGTGCTACATCGTCACCAAGTGGATCACCCTCATCGTCACCGAGCTTGTCACCATCATCAAGTCCAAGTGTCAGTGTATCACCCTCACTAAGTCCGTCATTGAGTCCGTCAAAGTCACCGAGCTTGAGTCCGTCATTGTCACCGAGTGCGAGTTTATCACCGAGCTTGTCACCGTCGTCAAGTCCGTCAACATCATAGGAGGTTGAGAAATGGCATTAGTAACTTTACAAAAAGCTCTTGACTTCCTCGATATTTCTACGGGCTACTTTACAATTGCGGCAGCAAATGATGTATTGAAATTGAGTTATGATGGTGGTGCTGTTGCTAATTGTGATATTGCAGATGGAACATATGAAGGAGCAGACTTAGCAACTGCAATGAAAACGGC